AGTCACTAGCGGTACAAGTATGGATCAACTTCTTGAATTTTGTCTTTTAAGAGATTAGACAGATAGTTTTTTTAAACACGATCAGACCCCCTGTGTAAAATGTATTCAAAAGGAGGGCTAGCAGTGTTTGGAAATAGTCCATTTGAAAATAAGCCTCAGGTAAGCATTCCTGATAATTGTGACGTCGTGTTTGTCTCAGACATGTTCACGTCAGACCACGTTGGTGGCGCTGAGATGACAACAGACGCTCTGATAGATTCTTCACCGTATAGAGTGTTTAGACTTCACTCTAAAGATGTTAGCAATGAGACTCTTGAGCAAGGGGTTAATAAGTTTTGGGTGTTTGGAAATTTCTTTGGAATGGATGCTAGTCTGCTCCCCACGATTATCTCTAATGTAACCTACTCTATTCTTGAATATGATTACAAGTACTGCAAGTATAGATCTCCAGAGAAGCACCAGGCTGCTGAAAATAAGCCCTGCGATTGTCATGAGCAGATGAATGGAAAGATGATATCCGCATTTTTCTATGGTGCAAAATCACTGTGGTGGATGTCACAGAAGCAGATGGAACTATATCATGAGAAATTTCCGTTTCTAGGCAATATTAGAAATGAGGTGCTATCTTCAGTTTTTGATGAGAAATTTTTTAATACAGTTTCAAACCTTGTCAAAGACAAAAATCGCGAGAGATCAGGGTGGGTTGTTGTTGGATCTAACTCGTGGATAAAAGGTGCTAGTGAATCTGAGAAGTACTGTAAGGACAATGAATTAGATTATGAAGTTGTGCGGAATGTTCCTTATGATAAGCTCTTAGAGAAACTTTCTACATCAGAAGGACTTGTATTTTTACCCAACGGAAATGATACGTGTCCACGTCTTGTAATAGAGGCAAAGCTTTTAGGATGCAATCTTACTATAAATGAATATGTTCAACACACCTCAGAGAGCTGGTTTAATACAAGCGATCTCAGCATTACATTAAAACATCTATATTTTGCAAGATCTAGATTTTGGAATCAAATTAAAAAGCAAATGGAGTATAAGCCATCAATTAGTGGATATACGACCACATTAAATTGCATAAGACAAAACTATCCATTTGAAGAAAGTATTATGTCAATGATTGGATTTTGTGATCAGATTGTTGTTGTTGACGGAGGTTCTAGTGATGGAACGTGGGAGAGGCTTGAGGAGATGTCTAGTAAAAATGAAAAGATACTTATTCATAAACAACAACGTGATATGAATGACTCAAGGTTTGCTGTTTTTGATGGTCTTCAAAAGGCGCTTGCAAGAGCATTATGTGGCGGTGAATTTTGCTGGCAACAGGATTCTGATGAGATTGTTCATGAGAGAGATTATGACAAGATTAAAAACCTAGTTAATCAGATTCCAAAAAATATGGATCTCATTGCTCTTCCTGTCACTGAGTTTTGGGGATCTAAAGATAAGGTTAGAATAGACGTGAATCCCTGGAAGTGGAGACTCTCTAGAAATAGACCTCACATAACTCATGGAATTCCGGCAAGTTTGAGAAAATTTGACAGTGAAGGAAAACTATATTCTCTTCCAGGGACTGATGGATGTGACTATATAAGAAGCGACTCTTTTGAGCCAGTTCCATTTGCTAATTTTTACACCGAGGAGTCTCATTCAATTAGAATGTCAGCCCTGTCAGGTGATGAAAATTCACTTAGTCAATACGACAAATGGATTGAAAATGTCAGAGAGTCTCTTCCATGTGTATATCACTACTCTTGGTTTGACTTAGAGAGAAAAATAAAAACATACCGGGATTACTGGTCAAGACACTGGCAGAGCCTATATGATATCAATCAAGATGACATTCCAGAAAACAATATGTTCTTTGATAAATGCTGGTCAGAAGTTTCTGAAGAAGAGATAAAAGATCTGTCAGATAGACTTGAGAGTGAGATGGGTGGTTGGATATTTCACTCTAAGATAGATTTTTCTAGACCAACACCTTGCTTGACTTTAAAAGATGAGCATCCTGATGTAATCAAGGGGTGGATAAACAAGTGAGAGTTTTATTTATAGTTCCGTGCTTTAATGCGTCTAAGAATATACAAAATATAGTCTCATCTCTCACATCTCAGACAGATGATAGGTGGGGCTGTGTTATAGTTGATGATATTTCAACAGATAATACTTTTGAAGTTATAAAATCCATAAAGTCAAAAAAATTTACTATTATTAAGAATGACGAGAAAAAATATGCTTTGAGAAACATAGTGGAGACTGCAAGGCTTTATGAAAATAGAGAAGATATTATCATAGCTGTTATTGATGGAGATGATCAGCTTTGTAATGATAATGCAGTATCTCTATTACTAAATGAATATCAGCGTGATTTTGACGTAGTGTGGACAGCTCATAAGTGGGATATTAATGGTATGAATATATCTAGGGAAATTCCCAATAATGTAGATCCGTATAGCTGGCCGTGGTGTAGCTCTCACCTAAGAACATTTAAATCCTCTCTAATTAAAAACATACATGATAAAAATTTTAAGGACTGTGATGGCAATTGGTTTAAAAGAGGATATGACCAGGCTTTAATGCTACCGCTTCTGTCACTAGCAAATAATAGAAAATATATTCCAGAGGTTTGTTATCAATATAATATCAACTCTGTATCTATTGAGAATAGATCTTGGGAGGAGAAGGATCAGATATCAACAATTAATATTGTTAGGGCTAGAGGCTTTTTAAAATAAAAAATGCTAACAAATTGTTTAAAAAATGGAAACTGGACAGTTAAAGACGGAGTGTTTATTCACAGCAAGTCTAAAAATTCAGATCTTTATGACAGAATATGGAGCAAAAAGAGTAAAGATTGCACATTTGTTGAAGGAGAGAATAACAACAGCTATTGGTCAGAAAAAGTTAATAGAAGATTAAAGCTAATAGAGATATTCAGCCCGTCGGCTATTCATAGACACAACAATAAAACTGACGAGAACATGATTAAAATAATGAACTCTATGCCGCTTGCTAATTTGGTAGTTCTTGATGCTTGCTCTGGCCACGGATTCTATTCAGTTGCAGCAATTGAGCTAGGGGCTATCGGAGTAGTATCTTGCGATTGCTCATTTAAAGTTCTTAATCAGTATTCTGATAAAATAGCTAACTCTATCTCTTTGGACAAGAAAATCTGCCAAGGTGTAAAAAATAATCTAAGGATTCAAGCAGATGTGAATCATCTATCTGAAGTGTTTGATCATGGATATTTTGATTTATCATTTATCCGAATGGCAATTATGCATATGAAAAATCCATTTGCTACGATGAGAGATCTTGCAGCTGTAACAAAGCCCGGAGGATATATTGCATTTGATTGTTTTTTAGAAGGGTGCACTCCTGAAATAACTAGAAAACTAAGGGATTATTTCTGTAAAAGAGATCTAGACCATGTTACAAATTTTTTATTTCAGTTTGGAAAAGTGAAAAATAATAAAGCTGAGCGAAATCTAAATCCCTTAAGGCTAGAAAGCGTTTTTAACAATACGAGTCTTATCTCAGATGATTATTCTGAAGATATAAAGTTTTTAAAAAATATGACATCTAATTACGCCATAGAAGAAATAGAAAATAAATTACACATGGAAGATTTTCAATCTCAGTATGTTCATAATTTAGATCCCGATCAAATTGCAACCTTTTGCGTACGTGATCTTGGGTTAATTTCTGCAGATTTTGCTCTTTTTAGGGCGTGGCCTGGAGATCCTCCTGATAGGGGGTGCTTTGCATTTAAAGTTCCCGATAACTGGAAAATTCCAAATATAGATTTTCCGAAACCAGAAAGCGGGATCGAATTTAAATGAATATATTTCTGGACAATGTCAATCTTTCATCTCGGTCAGGTCCAAATTCTTTTGGGAAAAAAATAAAAAAAGAATTTGAGAACACCGGACATTCAGTTTTTTCTAATATTTCGGAGTTTAATAGTGTGCTTCCAGATGTTCAGCTTTCATTTATAGCTGCAAACTTTAAAATAGCACCAATAGTTCAAAGATTAGATGGAATATATTTTAATAGTGAGCAGGATTTTAATTCACTAAATGCTCCAATAGAGGCAACTTATCAGGCTGCCGACGCTGTCATATTTCAATCAGAATTTAATAGATCTCTAACTGCTCATTATTTTGGAATAAAAGAAAAATCTTTTGTAATTAGAAACGGAACTGATCTTGAGATAATCAATAGTATTGATCCAATTAAAAATGATAACTTGGATAATTTTGAAAACGTATGGTCATGTGCATCTTCTTGGCGACCTCATAAGAGACTCAAGGACAATATTGGATATTTTCTTGAAATGTCTCAAGACAGTGATTGTCTTATAGTTGCTGGAAACAATCCTGATCACATAATTTCTCATCCAAGAATATTTTATGCCGGAGATCTGGACTGGGATACACTTATTTCAGTATACAAGAGATCAAAATATTTTATTCATCTTGCGTGGCTTGATCACTGTCCAAATGTTGTTGTTGATGCTCGGGCATCTGGCTGTCACATAATATGCTCTTCAGCTGGCGGAACCAAAGAGATAGCTGGCAATAATTCTACAATAATACTTGAAGATGATTGGGATTTCACACCAACAAGGCTCTATAAGCCCCCAAGTATGGATTTTTCTAACTCACAGAAAAGTGAGTTTTTATCTGATATCAATATTAAAAATGTTTCAGATTTATATTTAAATGTTTTAAACGAGGTAAAAAACAGTGTCGGTTAAATTAACAATTGGCGTTATAAGCTACAATAGAAAGAAGTACATGAAGTCTCTTTTAAAGAGTCTTGAGTGTGTAAAAGATGACAACGATATACAGGTCGTTGTTGTAGATAATGGATCAACAGAAGAGGGGCTTTTGGAGATGCTAAAGTCATCAGATGCTATAGATGATCTTCATCTCAGAGAGAGAAAAGATTGGATAAACGATGAGTATATAGCGAAGAATAAGATAACTGATCTCTGCAAGGGAGATGTTCTTTTTTCGATGCAAGATGATAGACAGCTTTTAGCGACACCAAAATATCTGAAACTATACGCACAAGATCTATTTGAGTCACGTATTCCAACTATGGGAGTTGATGCCGTTAGAAGGATAACAGTGTCATCAAGAGTTGATCCAAAAAACTGTTTAGTTAGTGAAAAAACTGGTTGTAAATACTGGATAAATTTAAATAACAAGGTTGGAACAACTGGGCTATTTATTGTTGATATTTTAAGAGAGATGGGACCGTACCCTGTTGACTGGCCCGTAGAGAAAGAATATTGGGGAAGATCTGAAGACGTCTTTAATGAAATGATATGGTCAAAATATCCGGGCAAGTGTGTGTCCATTAGGTCTCACATACCTGTAGTTGCAGGAGTCTGGAATGACCCACGAGGCGGACAGGCTTTTATCAGAGGCGATACTCGATATGGAGTTTATCTAGATGCTCCTGATAAATCTGGGCTATATTATGAAATGCTTACGGATCACGAGCTTGATACTATGATGAAACTTAAAAATCCTCTGTCATTTGTAGAAGTTTGTAAGCCAATAGGGTGGGAATACGCAAAGGATGAAACTGGAGATCAGAAAAAATTTAGTCAAAAAGATGTAATGAATGAAGGTCCATTTGCACCAATATCTTCAAGTAATTCTGAAACTTTTAACTTAGAAACTGTAAACGATAATGATTCAAGCTGGGTAGATGATTGGATGAATAGCTAATGGGATTAGGCGGATATTTGACATGGACACCTGTCGCTAAGGAGATATCTAGTCGACTAGGCGGAGTTAAAATTTTACCATACGAGTCTCATGGTCATATCATGAGAATAATTGACACCCCGGTATTTCATAATAATCCGAACATAGCTCAGAGACACGATATCTTGACTGATATTTTTCCAATGTGTCTAAATGATCCTAATACAAATTATTGCAAGAAAGATACCCCTGAGAAAGCTATTCAAAGACACGATAAGCATATTTCTCAACAGATATGTGAGTTTTATGGAATAGATCTTAAAGATTTTTCATGTGAGATTTTCTTAACAGAAGATGAAGAGGAGTTTGGAGAAAACTTTGCTAATAGCTTATCATCACAGTTTGTTACAATAGACCCACATACAAAAGATGAATACACAGTAAATAAAAGATACCCATTTGAAAAATGGCAAAAAGTAGTTGATGAAATTAGTAAAGAAATTACAGTTGTTCAAATTGGTGAGAAAACTGATAAGATTTTAGATGGATGCATTAATATGTCCGGAGAGACAACTTTTAGACAGGCCGGGTCTATAATAAAAAGCTCAAAGGCGTATGTTGGGTCTGAGGGAGGTCTCATGCATCTTGCTAGAGCTGTTAAGACAGAGTCTGTTATTGTAATAACAGGATTTTTACATCCAACGATGACTTGCTATCCTGAAAATAATAATATCTGGATAGGTAAAAATCACGGGCCATGTGGTATGAAAGTTCTCTGTAATAAATGTAAAAGTGAATTAGATATGCATGATCATGTAGAAATCATAGAAGCATTAAAAAGGATCGTATAATGTCTTGTCTTGTCACTGGAGCACATGGATTTATAGGTAGCCATCTTGTTGACGCGCTAGACAATCCGTCACAATGTGACATAGATACCGCTAGCGCTCTATCACCAGTTGAGGCTGTTTATAGTATATATGAATCAGACATTGAAGCAGTTTATCACTTAGGTGCAATCTCATCAACGACAAATGATGATATAGAGTCTATAGCACATACAAATATCACATTCAGCTGTTCACTGTTGAGCGCGTGTATTGAAAAAGATATTCCTTTTATATATGCATCATCTGCATCTGTCTATGGTTTAGGGAAAAATGGATTTTCTGAAAATTCACAGCACTCTCCTTTAAACTATTATGCCATTAGTAAATCTTCATTTGATTGCATTGCGAGACAAAAGATTAGAGATAATCCATCTTCAAAGATAGTGGGACTAAGATATTTTAACGTATATGGGAAAGGTGAATCTCACAAAAATGATATGGCTAGTCCTATTCATAAGTTTTTAAATCAATCTAAGAATACAGGCGTGATTAAAGTATTCGAGGGAAGCGAAAATTTTTCAAGAGACTTTATACACATCTCAGACGTTATTAATATAACGGAGGCCGCGACAGATTTTCCGTCAGGAATTTATAATGTTGGAACAGGAATAGATAGAACGTTTCTAGATGTTGCAAAAATAATTTCACAATTGATAAATTCAGAAATTATAGAGATTCCATTCCCAGACCAGCTAGTTGGAAAATATCAGGATTTTACGCGTAGTGACAATTCAAAAATTGATTCTGTGTTTAATATTCATAGAGTTTCTCTAGAAGATGGAATTAGGGAGGTTCATTTTGAAAACAGGGTTTGTTAATGGGTGCTTTGATATTCTTCACGTCGGACACATAAGAATGCTTAAATTTGCAAAATCTCAATGTGATTATTTGACAGTTGGAATAGATTCAGACTCTAGAGTGAAGGAGTTAAAAGGATCTACAAGACCATTTAATTCTCATGAAGATAGAAAGGAAATGCTTCTAGCTCTAAGAGATGTTGATGACGTTTTTATATTTGATTCTTCTCAAGAATTAATTGACTTAATCAAAACAGCTAGTCCTGATATAATGATTGTAGGGTCTGATTATAAAGATAAGGAAGTTATTGGTGCAGAATACGCAAGACAGTTATTTTTCTTTGAGAGAGTTAGAGGTTATTCAACAAGCCGGGTCACTCAAAGTATTGGTAATAGGTGACTCTTGTATAGATGAGTTTGTATATGGGTCTTGTGAAAGACTTTCGCCAGAAGCTCCTGTTCCTGTTTTAAAAATGTCTCGGATCACATTTATGCCCGGGATGGCTGGCAATGTCACAGAAAATGTCACAGCATTCACAAAAAATGTTGAGCTTATGTGCCAGTTTGAAGAAATAAAGAAAACAAGATATGTTGATTCACGAAGCAACCAGCACATTATGAGATTTGATATTGAGCCTAGTGACATAAAGCCAGCTTATTTGTCTACGTCTAAAATTTCTCGTGATATTAGAAATGGCAAGTTTGATCTTGTTATTATATCTGATTATGACAAGGGCTTTTTAAATAGAAGACAGGTTATATCTTTGACTTCTCGTTTAGCTGATGGAATGAAATTATATGTTGATACAAAAAAGAAAGATGTCGGCTGTTATCAAAATTCATTTATTAAACTTAATGAAAGAGAATCTATGGTGAGCGGAGATACTTTGCACGATACAAGTTCTTTAATAACTACTCTGGGTCCCAATGGTTCACGATATGAAGAGAATAACTATCCTTCAAAGAAGGTTGATGTATTTGACGTTTCTGGAGCAGGCGATACATTTTTAGCAACATTTGCTATATTTCATGTAATTACAAAAGATATTCCAGGTGCAATAAGTTTTGCGAATAAGTGCTCTTCAATTGTTGTACAAAAGCAAGGAACTTATGCAATTAAGAGAGACGATTTATCATGACATATGTTTTTGATATAGACGGAACAATTTGCTCTTTAACAGATGGAAATTATGCTAATGCAAAATCTTTTCCCGATAGAATAGAAAAAATTAATAATCTCTATTCAGATGGCAATGAAATTATTTTATACACTGCGAGGGGTATGGGAAGAACTAAAAATAACATTCACCTTTCCTACTCTTACTTTTATGACCTGACAAGGAAACAATTGAATGAATGGGGTGTAAAATATCATCAACTATTCTTGGGAAAGCCCGCCGGTGATGTGTATGTCGATGACAAAGGAACAGGAGACAAAGACTTCTTTGGTGATTAAGTTTGTTTCGAAGGGGTGGGGATTTGAGAAGTGGATTGTAAATTGTGAAGAATACTGTGGAAAACTTCTTTATTTTGTGAAAGGAAAACGATGCTCGTGGCATTATCACAAATTAAAAGACGAGGTATTTTATATACAATCAGGAAAGGTTTTGGTGAAATTTTCAAGCGGTGATAGAGTGCAGGATGCCGAATCGATTATCTTGGGACAAGGAGATAATTTTCATGTCTATAGGGGTTTACGTCATCAGATAATTGCTATTGAGGATACAGAGTTATTTGAGTTTTCAACACAGCACTTTGATAGCGACAGCTATCGAATTTTAAAAGGAGATTAGTAATGAAAATAGCAGGCATATGGTCTGGTCATGATTGCTCTTATTGTATTCTTGACAACGGAAGGCCAGTTGTTCATGATGAATATGAGAGATTTTTAAGAGAGAAAGAGCCTGCAGGAGATTCAGTTCAGTTTTTACTTGAGAATTATGATTACTCTGATGATATAAAACATGCAGCTACTTGCTTTCCAGAGAAAAAACTTACTGGTCACAAAGAGTCTCTAGACGTTCTTACAAATATAATTGATAAAAATGGTGGAAATTTATTTTTTCTAGGCCATCATCAAGCTCACGCAGCAAATGTATTTTTTTCAAGTAACCTTGATAAATCTCTTATTATAACTTTAGACGGCGGCGGGATAGAGCAAGAGGGAAGGACAACTGCAGCAACAATTTGGGCAGGTGAAGGGAATAAAATATCTCCTCTACATATATTTGATTTTTACGATTTCAATATTGGCGGTGTGTGGACAAGAGCAACTAGATATATTTTTAACATGCAATCTGGTCACCCTCTCGGTCATCAGGCAGGAACTGTTATGGCCCTTGCAGCATTTGGAGATCCTGAAAGGTTTCATGAAGATTTTTTTAAAATGATGACAGTTGATAATCATCTTGCATATCACAAACCACCTGGTCAAAAAAATGGAGCAAATATAGGGGAGGATCCTGAACATCCATATCTAAACAAGTACAGAATTCTTGCAAGTGAGAGTGAAGAGAATAGATTTGATTTAGCAGCAGGTTTACAAAGTGCAACTGAGTTAAGATTTAAAAATCTTTTAAGGGATATATTTTCTCAACTACCTGACATTAAAAATCTGTGCATGGCTGGCGGAGTCGCACTTAACTCTGTGATGACTGGAAAGATAAAGACGTGGTTTCCTCAAATTGAAAATATATACATACCACCAGCAACACACGACGGGGGATTGACAATTGGAGCAGCACAATACGTGTGGCATCACGTCTTAGACAACCCCAGAATAGTGTGGAAAGATAATTTTACTCCTTATCTTGGAAGGACATATTCTAGAGAAGATGTAGAAAAAGCTCTAAGCTTAAGGTCTGATGAGATTGTATTCAGTGAATCATCTGATGACGACATTATATTATCTTTGTTAAATCAGGAGATAGTCTCTGTATTTGGCGGAGGATCAGAGTCTGGAAAAAGAGCTTTAGGGAATAGAAGCATTCTTGCTGATCCGAGAAGTTCAACAATGAAAGATACAATAAACGAGAAGGTCAAGCATAGACAGTGGTTTAGACCGTTCGCACCATCAATTTTACGAGAAGAAGTTGAGAATTGGTTCGTAGAAGATATCGATAGTCCCTATATGTCCTTTGTTCTTAAGTTTAACGAAGATAAAGCTGGGAAGGTACCTGCTGTGGTTCATTATGATGGCTCTGCGCGTCTCCAGACGGTATCCAAGAATGATAATGATTGGTACCATGGGTTGCTTAAGAAGTGGCACCAGAAGTCATCTGTCCCAATCCTGCTTAACACCAGTTTTAATGATAGAGAGCCTATTTGTGAAACTCCAGATCATGCAATTGATTGTTTTTTGAGAACAAATATAGACAAACTTTACTTCTATGATTACGGTATTTCTGTGAGTAAAAGATGATAGTCTATTTTAATAGACCCATTAAAAGGGAGCCCTGGGGAGGAGGCTCTCATTTTATAACCGCATTTCATGATTATCTTGTACAAAAAGGTTACACAATAGCGTTCGACCTAATTCCAGGCATAGATGTAATATTTATGTTTGATCCCAGGCCGTCGCAAGAAGGATCCTCTGTCGAAGAAATATATCGATATAAGATTTTAAATCCATCGTGTAAAATTATACAAAGAATAAATGACACTGATATTGCAAGACCTCTAGATAGACCGTGGAGAGTTAATTTATTACTTAAGGCAAATCAGATAGTAGATCACACAATTTTTATAAGTGAGTGGATTAAAAATCACTATATAGATAACGGATTTAATAAAAGAAAGTTAAATAGTGTCATAATAAATGGTTGTAATTCTAAGTGGTATTATCCTAATTTACCAAAAACAATAAATACTAGCAGCATCAAGCTTATAACTCATCATTGGTCAGATAATTTTATGAAAGGCTTTGATGTTTATAATTTTCTAGACGAGTATGTAAAAAAGAGAGATAATATAGCATTCACATATATGGGAAGATATAATAATCAATACTCTCCTAAAAATATAAAGATTATTGATCCTGTGTATGGACCGCGGGTTGGTGAAATTCTTAGAGAGCATGACATATACGTTACTGGTGCTAGATTTGAAGCTTGTGGCATGCACCATATTGAAGCTGCATCATGCGGTCTTCCAGTTTTATATCACAGAGATGGTGGTGCAGTTCCTGAGGTTTGTAAAAACCATGGTGTAGAATTTGATAGCGTAGATAGTTTTATATCTTCTCTAGATGATATTACATTGAGATATGAAAAGATCAAGAGCTGTATAGATTACAAGTATCTTTCTTTTAAAAGATGCTTTAGTGAATATGAGAGTATATTGCTGGATTGTAAAAAGTTATGAAAGATATCGTAGACATTCTTGAAAATCAAAGAAATTTTCTTGTAGATAGAGATAGCAATGATCCAGGATTTAAGAATGCGAGATCACCAGAGGGAAAATTTAATCTTGTAGAAAAAGAGTTTCCATGGGGAAAGAGGAAGATTTATATTCCCATAGATCAAAAGTACAATGAGAATTTACAAGGTCTTAGAGGAATACCCTTTAGTCGTGATGCATCTGGTGATGAAATGAAGTCTCAAATTTTTTCAATGATAAATGATATTCAAGAATCAGATACACTTAGAATTAAAGAGCTTGATTACGTTATAGATACTCTATTTGATGATAGAGAATTTAATTCTTTTTGTGAAATAGGGTTTAGAATACCGAGATTACAAAATTTTTATAGAAAAAGAGGAATGAAAGATAGGGGTTTTGACATTAATAGATTTAATGTAAAGCTAGGAAAATCATTAGGATTTGATTGTAGATTATATGACTTAAATGATGAAGATACTATAGACATATCTGACTGCGATTTAATTGTTTGTTACCATGTTTTGGAACACATATCAGATCCATTTGAAGCAGTTAAGCTATTATATAAAAATTCTTCTCCCAGAACTTTGTTTCACATAGAGATTCCAGTCGAGCCCGATGGTCCAAGATTAAGATATTCTCATTTATATCCATTTTTCTCAAAAGATATGCATCAAATGCTAGAGCTATCAGGATTTAAAATACTCACAATGAGCAGTGAGACTCATACAGGTGGTCCCTGGGTAGAAAGATATTCAGCAATTAAGGAATAAATCTATTTTGTCTTTAGTATAATAATATTATTCCTGTTAGAGATTATTAAATGAAAGATGAAATATTGTTCGTTTCAACAATTCATAGAATGTCAGAGAGAGTTATTCCTGTAATTAAAAAATTACAGGAAAATTTTAACGTTAAAATATTGAATACTGGTCAATCTTCATTTAATACAGAATATGACGCAAGCCTTAGATATAAAAAATATGTAGAATCTAATTTTAAAAATAGTTCTATTTTTAATACACCAAAAATCTCATATAAGGGCGACGGTCGCTCTGTAAAAACTATTAAAGACATAGCAGAAGCAGCTAATAGTCTTATTAATAATAAAACCGCATGTGTAATATTAGACGATTCCAGATTTCAGGCATTTCCTTCTTGCCTATACAGCACATCAAAGGATAGCGGATCTGTTGTATTTGCAAATTCACACGGGAACATGCCAACAAATAATATGCCAGTATACTATGGATTTAAAGGCAGAAAGTTTTATGATTACATATTTGTTCTGGGCGATTGCGAAAGAGATCACATAAGAGATTTTGGTTTTGATAAAAACTTGGCTATTCCAGCAGGAATACCTGAAAATGATGACTTGTCTCTATTTGAGAGATCTAATGATTATATTCTTGTAATTCCAAATTTTATCCTGCAAAGAGAGTTAGGAGGTTATAAATTTGATCAATGTAAAGCTTCTTTATTTTTCAGCTCAGAGGTGATAGGTAAAATGAAACTATTAGATCTTCAACAAAAACTTGGTAAAAAAATAATTTTCAAATTAAAACATAGAATGTCGTCTCCGATAAATGAGGAGACTGACGTTCTCAGAGAAAGAATTCCAAAAGGATTAGATTACGAGATTATTCATCACGTTGATTGTGAACAGTCTTTAATAGCAGGAGCTTCGTGTGTGTTATCATATGGCTCTACTATGTCATTTAAACCGATACAGATGAGAATACCTACTGTTGTGTATAGAGAGCTAGGAAATGTAGGAAATTTTATAGAGTATAAAGGATTGATTTCAATTGATGATTCATATAAGTTTATATTTGATAAAAACTTTATGGAAAAAGAAGGAAATAGATTTTTAACAAAGACGCTTAAGGGAGGCTGCGATTTTACATCTTCTGATATTTATCTTAAGTCTATCTATAGAAGAATAGGAAGAGAGGATTTAGTAGAATGAGTGATGTTAAAAAAAGAATATGTCTAATTACACCTCCGTCTCCCTTTCTATTAGATGAGCGTGTTTTTATGCATATTGGCATATTGAAGATAGCTTCACTTCTTGAGAAAAAGGGATTTAACGTAGACATGCTTGATTTAAGTGGTGTAGAGAACTATCTAGATGTTCTCGATGATTATTTAAAAATTAATAATCATGCTGATGTAGTTGGAATAACAGCTACAACTCCCCAGGTTCCATATGCAGTTGAAATTAGTAAATTTTTAAAGGGAAGAGTATCCAAGGTTATTTTAGGAGGACCTCACGTGACATTGATGCATTCAGCATCAAAGAGAGAGATAAAGAGAAACTTTCTAGGAAGTGATAGAGCGTTTAGTGATGTTGAGAGGCTAAAAGAGTATTTTGATACAATAGTTTGCGGAGATGGTGAATATGCAATTCTTGAAGCAATTAATACTAATAAAAAAGTTGTTGATGCAGATGATAGAAAGTCTCCCTATTTTCTCACAGATGAAGATTTTTCTACCCTTCCAATGCCTGCCAGGCATCTTATAGATATGGATTCATATCACTATACGATTGATGGTGTTAAAGCAACTAGTCTAATAGCACAGCTAGGATGTCCCTTTAGGTGCACCTTTTGTAGCGGAAGAAATTCTCCGTTTTTGAGAAAAATAAGAACAAGATCGTCAGAGTCTGTTGTTAATGAGATAGAGCATCTATATCTCAGATACGGGATCAAAGGATTCATGTTTTATGATGATGAGCTTAATGTCAATAAAAGTATGGTTCAGTTAATGAATAAAATTACAGATCTTCAAAACAAGCACGGTGTCGAGTTCATGCTAAGGGGATTTGTCAAGGCTGAGCTTTTTAATGATGAACAGGCTGCAGCAATGTATAGGGCTGGCTTTAGATGGCTTTTAACGGGATTTGAATCTGGAGATGAAAGAATATTAAGAAATATTAAAAAGATGGCTAAAAAGGAAGACAACACAAGGGCAGTCAGCATAGCAAAGAGAAATGGCTTAAAGGTAAAAGCACTGATGTCAATTGGTCACGCCGGGGAGAGCTTTGAGAGTGTTGAAAATACAAAGCAGTGGTTATTAGATACAGAGCCAGAAGAGTTTGATTGCACAATTATTACAACATATCCAGGATCTCCGTATTTTGACGAAGCAGTAAAGGATGGTGATCACTATGTGTATACAGACACGAAAAATGGTGATAGGTTATATCAAGCATCTTTAGACTATCTTGTAGATCAGGATTACTATAAGGGTGATCCTGATGGAGGATATACATCTTATGTTTGGACAGATAGTATGAGTGCAAAAGATTTGGTTGATTCTAGAAATGATCTTGAAAAAGAAGTTCGAGAATCACTCAACATATCATTCAATCAATCGAGACCTGGCATAAAACACGAACATTCAATGGGAATGGGAAATATTACAATTCCAGATTTTATACTTAAAAGAGTATCTGGCAAGTAAGAGATATCCATGAATAGTATAGCAATTTATCTATCATCAAGAAACAATTATGATTTACTTGAATCACTTTTTCTAAGAACGACAAATCTAGAGGGTTATCAGCTCTATAATATAGATGATTTCTCAGACGAAGAAGAGATTAGAAAAGGAAGAGATATTTGTGAGAGGAATAATATTAAATTTATTCCCAATAAAGATAGAGGTCTTCAGTGGGCAGCCCAGACAGTGATAGACAGTGTTGATGATAACGTGAAATATGTAATATGGTGCTCGCATGACACATTTCCATTGACACCAAATTTCTTTAAAAAGATCGATGAAAAGGTAAAGTCAGGATCACTAGATCAATTTGGAATGGTTGGTTTTAACGCATTTGGCCCTCAAACACATATTCACAATCCATCAGATATAAAGCCTAACACTTGTGGAATTCTTGGAAGAGCATCTTTAATGAAGGTGCTTCCAAACCAGAAAGGTGCAGGGTGGTTTAGATCTAGAGATGTTAATTTAGACTGGGACGTATGGGGACAAGCGTGCACAGTTGATGCACCAAATTCATTTTTTGAAATGTTCAATGTCAAATTATTTAGAAAATATATAAATCCAACAAATAAATTTCACTTATTTTTTGCACATGATGATCTTGCAATGCAATTTTTGAAAAATAATGTGCATAATATAGTCTTGCCAGAATTTCTAATCTGGCATGATCAAAGACTCAAAACTCAGTTTAATATACCATTTAGATCATCATCAGCTGCTAAAAAAGGAGATAGTCGTCATTTTGGTGATTATGGTCCTCACTACGAGCACTGGAAGGAAAGATGGGGGTGGTATAGACAAGATCGAGCAGGGTTTGAAGAAGTTTCAGATCAGTACAAGGGAACGCTTATCTGCGACACATATTATCATGACTTTGCAACAGGTCCCTTAAAAAAATTCAATATATGAGGTAATTATGATATCTTTAAAAGTTAAAGAAACAAATACACATCCACTTATGGTTCATGCCGCCGGAAAGGCAAAAAATAATCAAATATTTCAAACACTTTGTCAACTTTTTCACGCTCAGCAAAAGAGCGATAATGACGGTGATCTAGATGTAACAATCATAACGTGGAAAGGCGGAGGAAGATATAAAAATAAGGATACCATCCTAGAACAGTGTGTAAGATTCTATAAGATTCCAACGATAATATGTGAATGGCCTGACGGTGCTTCTTTTTGGGGCGGCTGCAGGCATAAAATAACTTCTGCACTGCATGTGCTAAACGAAGGTATTGTTAAAACAAAATACGTCATGTATCTTGACATCGGAGATGTTTTATTTCTTGATCATCCGTCAGTAATACTAGAAAGATATAAAGATCTCTTTCCGGGAAAGCTTGTGTGGAATGCTGAAAGAAATCACTACCCCAAGGACGAGGTTATTAATAAAAGATTTCCTGATATTGATAAAAAAACAAAAGCAAGATTTGACGAAGTTGTTGCATTTGATGAGGCAAAAACACATACAAAATTTAAGTACTTAAATGGAGGTGTGGCAATAGGAGAGACACAGCATCTAAAGGAGTTTTTAGAGTATGCAACAAATCCTGAAAATGAATGTGGCTATCATCTTTCTCAGCCAATAACTAGTCAATTCACATTAAGAATAGCACAGTATCACAATAAAGATAGAGTTGTTTTAGATGACAAGGCGGAATTAATTTTTTGTCCATTCAACTGCGTAGCACCTCATCTAAAACATCAAGAATTGCACATGTCAGATGTAGAAATTTCATATACTTCTGACTAATATGTGTTAAAATATGCATAACACTTTGCATGATTGTAAATCATGCAAAGAGAATATTACTCACATAAGATAAAGACAGTGAAAAATAGACTATCAGAAAAGGCCAATCAGTATAGTAGAAAAACATCTCCGGTAAAAGAGATTATGATGTACGCTAATCATAATCTTCTTAAAGAGTATGGTATAAAAATAGATGATTTTATTTCTTTTGCGGGCGGATGGGTAAATCATCTATCTCCCGTAGAGCTTAAAGAATCATATAGGGAAATAATATATAAAAAATTTCATGAATGCGGTGCATATTCTGGAACAATGGGTGATGATAATTTTAAAAATGCTGTTATCACGTTCAATGATTACATTTATGGTGGTGATATAAATGATTTGACACCAGATCAAATTTGTGTAGGGGTTGGGTCAACACAGCTATTTTGTGACTTATTAGACGTTTTGCTGGATCCTAGTGATACAGTTTTGTTGCTAGATCCTACGTATTGCAACTACCCAACACAAATTGAAATGAAATTTCCAACAGTAAAAATTGATAGGTATTCTGTGCTCAATTCAGAGACGTGGGAATATAATGCAGACTCAGATGATTTTGCAAATTACATTCGGCTTACTAAACCTAAAGTGATTATTCTTGTATCACCTGACAATCCAACATCGCAAATTTTATCTGATGATTTTGTTAACAAAGCGTTAGAAGCAGCTCAAGAAGTTGGTTCATTTATTGTAATGGATTTTGCCTATAAGGAGCTCGTATTCGATCAGGAGTATCCTGATTATTATTCGTGGCCACCAAATAATAATTTTATATCTCTAAGATCAAATTCAAAATGGTGCAGAGGCTTGGGTAGAAGATTAGGATGGGTTGAAGCACCTAGCTTTGTTATAAAGGCAATGGAAGCTATACAAAGCTCATCAATTCTGTGTCCTGATATGTTACATCAATTTGCCTTCACAAGCTATGTCAATAACATCGATTCAGATAGTCTTAATAAATACATTCAAGATGTAACAGGCGGATATAAGCTTGCAAGCAACGCTGTTGTAAATTTTATTAAAGAGCATCTTGAGTACCCGACACTATCTCCAAAGGGCGGGCTGTATGTCTGCGTTAATGTTGGCGAGCCAGGTCCTCAGTTTGTTGAAAGAATATTAAGAGAAACGGGTGTATTGTTTGTGCCAGGGTGGGGATTTGGTAATAGTATGAAAAATGCTGTGAGGGTTTCATACGGACCCCTTTATCAAAATCATGAGAAAATTTATGAAGGTCTCACGAGAGTTAAGGAAGCATTACGTGGATAGAAAGAATAAAGTTCTTATTACTAGAAAGATATCTAATGTAGCTGAAAATATTTTGTGTGATGATTTTAATTTGGTAAAATCATCACACAATTCACCTTTATCAATGATAAAATTGCGTAATGCTCTATTTGACTATGACGCAATTTTATCAACTGTTTGTGATAAATTTGATGATACACTTTTATCATCTATCGATAGAAGAGTTGAGGTAATATCAAATTACGCTGTTGGTCTTGACAACGTTGACATCAAATCTGCTAAAAAAAACAAGATATTTGTTTATAATACACCTGGTGTTGTTACTGATAGCACAGCAGACATGGTTATGGCTTTAATATTATCTTCTGCAAGAAACATTAGAGATGCACAAGATTTCATCAAGGATGACAAATGGGTCGCGTGGGATCCGGAGATATTTGTCGGATCAGAAATGAGAGGAAAAACTCTCGGAATTATTGGATTTGGTAGAATAGGTCAGGCTGTTGCAACTCGAGCACTTTCGTTTGGTTTAAAGATAATTTATTATAATAGAAGTGAAAAAGATTTTCAAAGAGCTGATCGTTGTGAAGATTTAAATGATCTTCTTCTGTCTTCTGACATTGTTAGTATTCACTTACCTTTAACAGAAAAGACAAGACATTTTATTGATATTGAACAATTTAAAATGATGAAGAGGATTCCATATTTTATCAATACAGCAAGGGGAGATGTTGTCTCAAGTGTCGCACTAGATCTTGCATTGAAGAATGGATATATCTCTGCGGCTGCTCTTGACGTCGTTGAGAGTGAGCCAATTGAAAAAGATCACAAGCTTCTTGGGCACAAAAACTGTATCATAGTCCCTCATATCGGAACTGCGACCAAAGAGTGTAGGGAAAACATGGCAAAGGTAGCTGCAACGAATATTGTTCTTCACTATGATATTAGAAAAAGAGTAGAAAAAGTATTCAAGGAAGCAATGCAACAGGATTTTTCTGTTGATTCAAACATGTACAATACTGGCTTGTGGGATTCGCTAAAGCATCTTGTACTTCTTTCAGACCTTGAGAAAGAATTTGATATTAATTTTGAACATCGTGATGCCAGCAAGATGGTTGATGGTTACGAAATTATCAACGGAGTGTTCAAGCATGTATTCAAGCGTTGGCAATCTTCTTCAGAGTAGGGTAGAAGAGCATCCTGACACAGTCTTTATAGTCTGTAACGAAGAAAAATATACATATCAAAAATTTTATAATTTATGCTCTAGGGTGGCATCCTATATAAGAAGTGACTTAAATGCTACCCAGGGTGACACTATAAGTATTTGTTTTAAAAATGACATAAATTTTTTGACATCGTACTTTGCGTGTCTTATATCTGGAATAAAAGTAGTGACAATCAATCCCGATCTGTCGCAAAGAGAGATAAATTATATTGTACAAAATAGTGAGTCAAAATTCTTGCTAAGTTTAGATCATGACTATGATTCATTTACTAGTGAAATAGATATAGCAGAAGTTAAAAGAGATGATGATGCTGTTATAATATACACTTCTGGAACAACTGGAGATCCAAAAGGTGTCGTTTTAACACATGAAAATCTCCTGAGTGATGCTCAGGCACTAGCTAGCTGGTTTCAGTTTGATAAGAATACTGTCACCATGTGCTCACTACCATTATTTCACAATAACGGACAGATCACAACTCTCTTAGCTCCACTATTTGCTGGTTGTAAAACTGTGATATTGAATCCTAAAACTTCTATATTTGGATTTTGGGATTACATAAGTGAATATGGCGTAACCTTTACAAGTGTGATGCCCACTATGCTTTCTATGCTTATGTCGCTTGGCAAGACAAGAAGAGACAATACATTAAAAGTGATTCTTTGCGGAGGACAACCGCTAAAGAGAAATGTTCAGGATAGCTTTGAAAGTAAATATGGTGTTAAGATATACGAAGGATACGGTTTGACAGAGACCACTTCTTTCTCATGTATAAATGATTATCCCGTATCATTAAAAAATGGCTCAATTGGAAAGCCGCTTCCCTGTAATGAGATGACGATAATAGATGGGGAAATTTGTATAAGAGGAAAAAATGTGACAAGGGGCTACCATAACATGCCTGATAAAAATAGGCATGCCTTTGATAAAGACGGATGGTTTCACAGTGGTGATTTTGGAGAGATGGATGATGATGGATATTTTTATTTTAAGGAGAGGAGAGACTTTTTAATAATAAAGGGCGGTGAAAACATATACCCAGCAGAGATAGAAAATGTAATACTGGGAAACGAGAACGTCTCTGAGTGTGCTGTTATAGGAATTGAAGACTCTCTTCTTGGTCAAACCATATGCGCAATAGTGAATACAAAAAACGATAACGAAAACATTGTAGAGTATTGCAAAGGGAAAATATCAAATTATAAACTGCCAAGCAAGGTGATTTATGTCGATGAGATACCAAAGGGACCCACAAATAAAATCTTATATAAAAGGCTAATGAGTCAATATGGATAAGATATTATACAAATATTTTGACACAGATGAGTCATGTGAAAGAAATATTTACAGTTCAGACTTTTCTAAGGCATTTAACGAGCTAGGCATAAAGGATGATGATACACTATTCATACATTCAGATATTCTGTCGTTTGGAAAAATAGTAGATATTAGCACAATAATGCAGTCGCTGATGTGTGAAATAATATCTTCATCTCCAAAAGGCGACATACTGATGCCTGCCTACACATATAGCTTTACAAAAAATGAGATTTATGATGTTGAAAAAACACCATCGACAGTTGGATCTTTGACAAATTACTTTAGAAACATGAAAGAGACATATAGAACTCTTGATCCGATTTTCTCAGTATCTGTTTTAGGAGATAAAAAATATCTTGAGTGTGATACTAGAAATTGCTTTGGTGAAAAATCTGTGTATTCAGAGATGCTTAAGTCTAGAGGAAAGATCGTTATGCTTGGGTCAAAGTTTGATAAATCTCTAACTTTTTTACATTTTATTGAGCAACAATTTGGAGTCTATTATAGAAAATTAAAGAAGTTTATTGGTGATAAAAAAGTAAATGATAATCTTTTTGAGGACTATTGTTACTTTTACGCTAGGGAGCCAATGGATATAATTAATGTAAATCTTTTAAACCTCGAGAGATACGTGAGTGATAAAAATATAATAAAGACTGTGAGAGTAGGTCTGGGTAGTATTGCTATAATAGATGCACATTTACTATATGATCATTGCATGCTTCTTCTTAGAAGTGATGAGAATTTTTTTTTAGAGATGAAGGTTTAAAATGAGTGAGAAAATGAGTAAAAAATACTTTCTAGAAGATTTACACGAATATGAGGGTGAATGGGGCGGTCACTATATTAATGCGAGGAAAAATAAGCACGGACAATTTTTTAAAACTGCTGAAGATTGGGAAAAATATCGACCGGGAGATGGTAACACGCCTCTTATGATTCACCTGTTTAATAATATTGGTATAGAGTTTAAATATTGTCTTGATATAGGTGCATATTCTACGATGGACTCTAATGTTTATCCAATAATGAAAAGATTTGGCACAGAAGGATTGTTAATTGATGGGAACAATAAACACAGAGACCCTGTCGTTGTACAGGCGTGGATTCAGCAATCTAATCTACACCACATACTTTCTGAAAATGGTTGTCCTAAAAAATTAGATTTTCTCTCTGTAGACATAGACAATAATGACTATTGGATTCTTAAGACTCTTTTATCTGAAGGATACATATCAAATGTTCTAATATTTGAATTTAATCCTGCTTTTAGTATTGATGAGTCGTATGTTAAAACTTATCATCACGCAGCTAGAAAGAATGATAAACACACTGGCTGCTCTTCGTGTTATGGGTCAAGCCTAAGAGCTGTAACTAATTTAGCATATGAGTTTGGCTATAGATTGATTCACACGATTCCGGGTGAAAATAACGCAGTCTTTATTCAAAAAAGATTTGACACTAAGGATATGTGTGCTAATAAGCTCAAGATGCTTTCTAGGTTACACCCAGAGCCCTGGATTGAAAAGCACAAGATTAAAATGAATAAAGAAAGATACGGCATCTCTACAGAAGTACGTCACGTAAAAGGAAACATGTGTCAATATTTAAATTCTGAAGAAATATCACTTTTAAAAAAGAAGATGATAAGCTCTTTTGTTGAAGTTGACAGCTTATCTTACAAGCTAGCAGAATCAACTATTCCAAAATAGAGCTTGATATCTAGTACAAATTAAAAATCTTGAATATAGTTTAATATATTCAAAAGTTAGCGATGATCAGTCTTTGTAAAAAATTATATAAAGTCAATAGAAGCATAACTGGAGAAGGCGTAAGAGAATCGCTTGAGATAATAAAAAATCATGACGTTCCTTTAAATATATTCAGCGTAAAGTCAGGAACAAGAGTTTTTGACTGGACTATCCCACCAGAGTGGAATATTAAAGATGCTTATGTGATTGATCTTGGATCTGGAAGAAAAGTTATTGATTTTAATAATCATAATCTCCATGTTATGAGCTATAGTATTCCAATAGATAAAGAGATCACCTTTAAGGATCTAGATGAGAATCTATACTACATAGAGTCTATGCCAGACGCTATACCGTATACTACGTCATACTATCAGAGACGTTGGGGATTTTGCCTATCTTATAATGACTATAAAAAACTAGATAAAAATTCAAGATATCGAGTCGTGATTGACTCTAGCTTAGAAAGCGGTTGCTTAAATTATGGTGAAGTGATAATACCTGGAGTATCTGAAAAAGAGATCATGTTTTCAACATATATTTGTCATCCACAGATGTGCAATAATGAGCTTTCTGGCCCAGCTGTGTGGTCAGAGATAATAAAATACGTATTAAGTCTTCAGAATAGAAAATACACTTATAGATTTGTAATAGCACCTGAGACAATTGGGTCGATCACTTACATCTCTAGAAATATTGAAACGCTTAAGAGAAATGTAATAGCTGCTTTTAATCTAACTTGTGCGGGTGATGAGAGATGTTTTTCATACGTGCCCTCCAGACAAGGAGACACATATGCTGATAAGGTGGCAAAGATAGTTCTTGATACAGAGATATTAAAATATAAAGAATATACGTGGTTATCAAGAGGGTCAGATGAAAGACAGTACTGTGCTCCGGGGGTTGATATTCCCATGTGCTCTGTTATGAGAAGCAAGTATGGAGAATATCCCGAATATCACACATCTCTAGATAATTTTGATCTAATAAGTGAAAAAGGGCTTCGGGAAACACTGAGTGCACATAAAAGCATGATAGACATTATTGAAAAAAACTGTAATCCTGTTTCTAAAGTTTTATGTGAGCCTAATCTTGGAATGAGAGGATTATATCCTACTTCAAATGATAGACGACCTCTTAAGAAACAAACTAGATTAATAAAGAATTTTTTATCTTATTGTGATTCTAGTTATGATCTAATAGATCTATCTCGAATACTTGATGTTGATTTTAAAACTTGTTATGATATTTTTCACATTTTAGAAGAAAGTGAATTAGTAGAAGAATTTTGATTTTCTTGTACACACTTAAAAAATAAAATATAATAACAATTATAAAATGGAGACACTAGTGAGCATTGTAGCGGTAATACCAGCAAAAGAGAAGTCTGCTCGTCTAAAGAATAAAAATCTTAAAAAAATCGGACCAAAAACACTGATTGAGATATCAGTAGATTATGCTAAAAAGTCAAAAAAAATTACTGAGATATTTGTTTCAACTGATTCACAGGAAATTAAAAATCTCGCTAAGGACATGGGAGTTAAATGCATCTTAAGAGGAAAAGATCTCTCTGGAGACGCTCCTCTATTTGAAGTATACAGGCATGCATTTAATCATATCTCTAAAAATAATACTGTTGACTACGTAGTAGGTCTTCAGCCTGATAATCCAGATAGAAATATTGATATTGATTATTCAATTGAATATGCAATAAACAAGCAGGCAGATGATCTTTTTACAGTAGGCAGGGATGGTCAAAAAAATGGCTCATTGAGAATTTTAAGCTCTAAAGCTTTGACATCAAATCTAATAGCTTCGTCATCAATTCTTGATGAGTGCACAAATATTCACTCTATTGATGATCTTAACATAGCAAGATATAGTTTTGAAAAAAAGACTTATATAAAAGTTGACGATAGACGAATTGGAAATAGTGAAAAGGTTTTTGTTATAGCAGAGGCAGCATGTAATCATATGTGTGATATGATAATTGCTAAAAAGATGATCGATGAAGCTGCAAAAGCAGGAGCTGATGCAATCAAATTTCAGACATACAAAGCAGAAAGACTAGCTACATCAAAGTCTAATGCATATTGGGGATCTGAAAAGTCAACCCAGCTAGAATATTATAAAAAACTCGACAAGTTTGGAAAAGAAGAATACGAGGAGCTCTTTAGCTATGCAAAAAAGAAAGGGATAGTTGGATTCTCTACTCCTTTTGATATTGAAAGTGCAAGCATGTTGAATAGTTTGGGAATGCCTTTATTTAAACTAGCATCTTGTGAGATTAATAATTTAGATCTTTTAAGACACGTTGCAAGATTTAAAAAGCCAATAATACTATCGACTGGAGCGTCAACTGTTGACGAGATTGATGCTGCAATTAGTGTGATATTTGGCCAGGATAATTTTGATTTAATTTTACTAGCTTGTACTCTAAGCTATCCAACAGAAAATAACAATGCCAATCTAAATAGAATAAAAACTTTAAAACAGAGATATCCAAATATTACCATAGGGCTATCAGATCACACAAGACCTGATGAAAATATGATAATTCCATCTCTAGCAGTTGCAATGGGTGCCAGAGTTATTGAAAAACACTACACACTAGATAGAGGGTGGACAGGGTCAGGTCACTTTTTCTCAATTCAGCCTGAAGATCTAAAGAAAATGATTGCTAATATTGGCTTAGCCACGACTGTCTTGGGAACACCAAATCTTGAGGTGATGCCAGAAGAGATGAAAGCATTTGTCGGAGCTAGAAAAAGTGTTGTAGCTATGTGTGATATAAAAAGCGGAATGGTTATAACAAAGGATATGCTAGCTCTTAAAAGACCTGGAATTGGAATACCTTCAGAAAAGATTGATACAGTTGTTGGAAGAATGTCTAGAATAGATATATTAAGAGATACAATCTTAAGTGATGACATGTTTTATAGCGAGGCTAAGTAAATGAAAGTATTATTAATTGCTGCTCCAAGACCAAGTACTAATGAAACAGCTTTGCATATGGGTGATGGACGACCTCCAATGGGCCTAGCGTATGTGAGCGCCTATCTTGAAAAATTTGGTCATGAGACAAAGATAGTTGACTTATATCACTTTGGTAGCGATCACGAGAGTGAAAAGAGAAGTCAGAAGGTTACAGCCACTATTTGTCATATTATTAAACATGATAACAGTGTAGATGTTTTTAAAGAAATTGAAGAGTATAAGCCAGATTTTATTGGGATGTACATTGGGACAATTTCATATTATAGAGGAACAGCTCTAATAAAGGAAATTAGAAGAAGATATCCACATATTCCAACAATGGCAGGAGGGCCTCACGCTATTGAGCTTCCAGATACTTTAATTAGATATTTTGATTATGTTGTGTGCGGAGAGGGAGAGATAGCGTCACTAGATATCGTTGAAGGAAGAATAAAGGATAAGGGGGTTGTTAAACGTCCAAACATAGATGATATCAATGAGCTTCCGTTTCCAGACTTTAGACATTTTATTGATAAGCCGTATAACTGGGAACTGGAGATGTTTGATAATGATATCAAGCCTGTATTAACTCTTAACTCTACGAGGGGCTGTCCATTTTCGTGTATGTTCTGCGGTGTTGCAAACACTAGGTTTAGAGGAATAAGCTCTCCAAATCTAGTAGGATATATAAGTGATCTTGTTGAAAAATATGATACTCAAGGAATCTATTTTAGGGAGGATAACTTTACAGTTCAGCCAAAGAGAGTTGAGCAATTTTGTGATATTCTCATCTCTGAAAATATGAACATCTCTTGGGCAGCTGAAAGTAGAGTTAAAAATCTTTCACCAAAGCTTATTGAAAAAATGGCTAGGGCTGGATGTGTTGGACTGTATATAGGTGTTGAGAGCGGAAGTGAGAGAATGCTCTCATACATAAGAAAGGGTGAAAATCGAAATGACTTTTTAGAAAAATTTCCAATTATTCATGCTAGCGGAATCACAACATACACGACTTGGATATATGGTTTACCGAGTGAGACAGAAGAAGATAGAAAAGAAAATGATAAATTTATTGAGATGTTAAATCCAACAACAGTGGATACATTTGTCTATTTGGGTGTCCCTGGAAGTGATTTCTATAAGATTTTGGATCACAGCAAGCTATATGAATTTAAAGAGACGAGTGGAATAATTTATCCTCCTGGACATCTTTCAATGGCGAAAAGAGTCTATGGTCAAAATGATCCTAGAGTTGAATATATGGAAAATCTCTATGAAGAGAATAACATTAATTTAAAAAAGGCAGACCCATATTATATTCCTCAAACAGTATATGATAAGCTTAAAACAACAAAAATAAGAAAACAGCTTAGTGAAAGATAGTAATAATATTGTTACATGGTTATATTTTTTAAAGAGAAACCATGTATAAGGTCACTGTCGGGGTATGCTGTTTTAAACAAAAGAAATGGCTATACAGATGTCTGAGAAGTTTAGCTTCTCAAACATTACCCAGTTCAAAATTTGAAGTTATCGTAGTAAATGATGATCCAGATTCAAATATTAAAGATGTGTGTGATAATGTGTCAGATATAATGAATATTAGGCTCATAAATAATGAAAAAAATATAGGGCTCCCTGCATCTTTAAATAAAATTCTCTCTGTAGCTAGGGGGAGATATTTTGTACGTGTTGATTGTGATGATTATGTTTCTAATCACTTCTTATATTATTTGTCTTTATTTCTTGATATGAATAGAGAAAACCAAGCTGTAACATGTGACTACAGAGAGGTGAATAGCTCTGGCGGGGTTGTTAATTATCATGTTTCATCTGTGGAAAACCCAATAGCATGCGGGGTTATGTTTACATATGAGTCTTTGTGCGAGATAGGGTACTATGATGAGTCATTTAATATGAGGGAGGGGCATGATCTAATGAAAAGATTTAATTGTAAATTTAACGTATTTAATATTCCTGTACCACTTTATCGATATCGAAAGCATGAATCAAATAGAACGTTAAACAAAGATGAAGTATTAAAATACGATAAAAAACTAGATGAGGACAATAAATAGCATGAAAATTGGAATTATTGGAAATGGATTTGTAGGGTCAGCTATACTACATGGTTTTATTCTACATGCACCAGATGTGTTAATATATGATAGTGATCCAAAAAGATCAACTCACTCATTGAGAGATGTAGTTTATGAGTCTGATGTGATATTTGTGTGTGTCCCTACACCAATGTTCGAATCAGGCGAATGTGATCTATCTATTGTAGAAAAAGTTGTCGATGATATGTCTCAATATTCCGTTATTAATGAAAAAGTTGTTGTGATAAAATCTACAGTTGTACCAGGAACTTTAGAGTCACTCGCAGCCAAATATCCTGATATGAATTTTGTATTCAATCCTGAATTTTTAACAGAGAGAAAAGCAAGACTTGATTTTATAAATACATCGAGAATAGTTCTTGGAAGTAATAAAAGCTTTGCTTGTGATATAGTTGAAAATCTATATAAGATAAGATTTCCGTACACAAAAATTATTAAAACAGATTTTGGCACATCTCAGTTAATAAAATATATGGCTAATTGTTTTTTTGCAACAAAGGTATCATTTATGAATGAGATGTATCAAATATGCAGTGCTATTGAAGGAGATTGGGATAAGGCACTCGAAGGTTTTATATCAGATGGAAGAATTGGAAACTCTCATATTGATGTTCCTGGTCATGATGGTGATTTTGGGTTTGGAGGAAAATGTTTTCCAAAAGATCTTAACGCAATGATAAGAAAAACAGAAAGTCTTGGAATAAATCCGTCTGTTATGAAAGGTGCCTGGGAAAAAAATGAAGAGGTACGAACTAATCTTGACTGGTATGATATACCTGGTGCTGTCTCAGACAAGTCTTAAATGATACTTTATTTATTTTTAATGTATAGTTTATTATGAAAGAAGAAAATAAATTTCCAACTGGAAAGGGTCATGTCTCATTTTCAGAGATTAAGTGCTGGAAAGAGTGCTCTTATCGTCATAAATTATCTCACATAGATAAAGTTGATTTATTTGAGCCATCACCTTATTTAGATTTTGGAACTACTGTCCACGAAGGGTGTGAGACTCTTTTAGAGAAGAAAGATCTCAACAGCGATAAGCTTTTAAAAGATATCACAGATGCTTGGGATAGGCATGGATTTGATGATCCAGAGTGGGTAAAAAATCAACCTGGATGGTACAAGTATGCACCAGTTGAAACGTGGTGTCAGTGGGCTGAAAATATGTGGGGAGAGATTCCTAAGTTTTTAGATGAGACATTTCCTGGATGGGAATATGCTGCAGCAGAAGAGATGCTATATGAACCTATTGAAAATAAAGATCTAAACTTTAAGGGTTACATCGACGGTGTCATTAAAGTTCCAAATAATAAAGGAGACGGTCACAAGTACTGGATCATTGACTGGAAGACTGCGCAGTCTTATGGGTGGAGAAGGTCAAAGAAGCAGGATATATTAATGACAGCACAGTTAATATTATATAAGCATTTTTGGTCTAGGAAGCACTCTGTTGAACTTAAGGACATAAGATGTGGTTTTATACTGTTGAAGCGTGGGGGTAAGCCAGGCAGGGTCTGTGAGCTTGTAACAGTATCTGTAGGGCCTAAGGCCCTAGCAACAGCAACAAAGATAATGAATAACATGATCTCATCTGTTAGAAGAGGAATGTTTCTTAAAAATAGAGACTCTTGTAGGTATTGTCAATTTAAAGACACAGAACATTGTACGTAATTTACTGTTCTAAAAAATAGCTATAATATTCTTTTTGTCGAGGTTTTATAGCATATGAAAAAGAAGAAAATTCTTGTATTGTCTGATCACGCACTTTCAACGTCAGGTGTTGGAACGCAGACAAGACACCTTATAATGGGTCTCTTAGAGAAAAATAATGATTGGACATTTAGACAGTTTGGTGCAGCTTTAAAGCACACTGATTATCAAACCGTTGTTGTAAATGAAGATTTTATAATAAAGCCAATAGATGGATTTGGAGATAGGGATACTCTTAGAGTGGCATTGGCCACAGAGAAGCCAGATCTTCTTTTTATATTTACAGATCCTAGATTTTTTATATGGCTTTTTGAGATGGAGGATGAGATTCATCAGATATGCCCCATAGTGTGGTGGCATGTTTGGGATAATTATCCGTATCCTAAGTTTAACGAAGCTCTATACTCATCAACTGATATGATCAATTGTCACTCTTACCTGACTTATGAGATGATAAAGGAATATCATCCTGAAAGAGTCGGATTTATTCCACATTCTGTTCCTGATAATCTATTTTATCCTATTTCTAAAAATGATAAAAAGGATCAAAGGTCTAAAATTTTAGGAGATGATAGAGACGATCATCTTGTTGGAATATGGGTTAACAGAAATGCAAAAAGAAAGAGGCCAAATGATGTTTTATTGTCGTGGAAGTTATTTTTAGACAGGCTTGAAAAAGAGCACGGACATAGAAAAGCAACACTTATTATGCACACAGATCCGATGGACCAGGAAGGTCCAAATCTTACCATAACATCAGAGATGCTAGGAATTCATAAAAATATCTTCTTTTCAAGGGATAGAATTGAATTTGATAAAATGAATACGTTGTATAATATTTCAGATTTTTGCATAAATGTGTCTTACGCAGAGGGATTTGGATTATCAACTCTTGAGTCAATGCAAACAGCCACGCCAATCATAGCTGTAAAGACGGGCGGATTAACAAGGCAGATCATTGATCATAGAGATGGATCAGAAAACGGAATCGCCATTGATGTCGACTGTAGATCGCTTGTGGGATCCCAGACAGTTCCATATATCTTTGAAGATTACGCCAAGCCTGAGTCTATAGCAGATGCTATATTTAAATTTTACGAGATTCCCGAGCAAGAGAGAGAATCTATTGGTAAAAAAGCTAGAGATTATGTTATGTCAGAGTTTAAATATCAAGACATAATATCTAAGTGGCATGATTCTTTGTCTCATGTTTGTAAAAACTGGAGAGAGACTTATGATAGATGGTCGATTTATAGCGTTTAGGAGTTAAGACTGTATGAAGAATGTTATTATTAGAGCACCGCTTTTATCAATAAGTGGGTACGGTGTTCATTCAAGACAAGTTTTTACCTGGCTTGAGTCTAGAAAAGACTTTAATATTTTTTCACAGGTGGTTCAGTGGGGAAATACAAGCTGGATGATAAATCCTGATCTTGAAGATGGTATTATAAAGAGGATAATGAACTCATCTAGAGATTTAAATGGAAAGGCAGATGTATCATTTCAAGTTCAGCTTCCTGATGAGTGGGATCCAGGCTTAGCAAGTGTTAATATTGGAGTAACTGCAGCTGTTGAGACTGATAGGTGTAGTCCGGCCTGGGTCGATGCAATAAATAAAATGAATGCAGTTATAGTTCCATCAAATCATATAAGACAGACTATTTTAAACTCTGGAACAGTCACAACAAAGCTATTTGTGATAGGTGAGTGGTTTTATGATAACATAGTGTCAGGAAAAAATGTTGAACTAGACGTTGATTTTGATACTGAGTTTAATTTTCTCTCTGTTGCAACATTTACAGGCAATGATCCAGATACAGATAGGAAAAATCTATTTAATACTATAAAGTGGTTTTGTGAATCTTTTTCGAACAATAAAGATGTGGGTCTAATCTTAAAGACAAATTTTGGAAGAGGCACTCATATTGATAGACTTATTACAAAAAATACTGTTAGGTCAATACTTGGCGAAGTGAGAAAGGGAAAATTTCCAAAAATTCACCTCATACATGGAAACCTTACTACTGATGAGGTTATATCTCTTTACAGGCATCCAAAGGTTAAGTGCTTGATAAGTCTAACTAGAGGAGAAGGTTTTGGGCTGCCTCTTCTTGAAGCAGCAGCTTGCGGCCTACCAGTCATAGCAACAAACTGGTCAGCACATTTAGATTTTTTAAATCTCGGAAGGTTTATACCTATTCACTATAAACTTGTTGATATTTCAGATAAAAGGATAGATAACAGAATATTTCTTAAGGGATTTAAATGGGCTGATCCTATTGAGGGTGACTTTAAGAAAAAAATTAAAAAATTTAGAATAGGATATCAAATTCCTGAGAAGTGGGCTTCAGATCTGTCTACATCTGTTTGTAAAAAGTTTAATTCACAAACAATAATGACCGCTTATGATGAAATGATTAGTGATGTTTTAGGAGAATTAAAATAGTGAGCATGTCAACTATATTTTTTATAACATCATTATCTGTTGTATTGGCATTGCTTGCAGTGTCTATGTACTTTAATGTAAAGCATGCAATGATTATCTTAAATACACAGGATGCAATTGAAAGATGTCTTGATATTATTGATATTCAATACAGGAGAATGAATAAGATTGTTGAAACTCCTATTTTTTTTGATTCCGTTGAAGTTAGAAGCGCTATATCTCAAATTAAGAAATCTCATGATTCTCTTCTTGTGGTTGCAAATACTTTGACTTCTGGAATAAACGGTTTTGATAACACTGAACTAGAGTCTAAAAATGATGATTAAAAAGATTAAAAGAAGAAAGAGATCAAAAAAACCATATTTTGGAAAGGATGCGCACAATGCCATAGTGAGGTATCAAAATGAACCTGATAAAAGTACAAGGGATGAAATATACATTAATGATATTCTTCCTGCATTTAGCAAACTATCTGAAAATCTTATTTTTATACATAGATTTGCAAAAAGCAAGGAAGAGTATGAGATAATGAAAAATGACTGTGTTTCATTTCTTTTTGAAACTCTTAATAAATTTGATCCATCAAGAGGAACAAAGGCTTTTTCATATTTTAACGTAGTAGCTAAGAACTGGTTAATAATACAAAGTAAAAAGAAGATGAAAAGCAATAGCAGGATTGTAAGCCTTGATGACACGCAATCTTTATCTTATTCCGACTCAGCGGCAATAGAGAATTATAGCATTTCTGCTATGCAAGACTTTAAGATTATGAAGAAGGAGTCAAAGGAAAGCTTGTTTGAGCTGCTAGATGTCATAAAGGGACGATTAAAAAGTGACAATGAGAAATCTTGNATAGATGCTATAATAACTTTATTTACAAATATTGACGATCTTGATTTGCTAAATAAGAGAGCTATATTTATCTATATGAGGGAGTTATCAAGCTTAAACCCAAAGCAGCTGTCTGTGTCAATGTCATCAATTAGAAAACACTACAGAGAGCTTATAAAAGATGGGGAGTTTGATATATTTTTCTGGGGAATATGATGTCTAAAAAAATTGATAAGCTTATGGATAATGTTAGTGAAAAAGATGAGAAGATAAAAAGGTTCGCTGATCTTTTAGAATCTCTTGAAAGCACTGAGGATAAGAAAAAACTTCTATGGAAAGAGATATATGACAATGCTTTAAACGATAGAGAGAGTGCGGGAATTTTATTTACTGATCTTCTCATTCAATCCAGAGGAAACTCAGCAAATCATTCAATGTTTGGAGCGATAATGTCAAAATATCTAGAGAGGATGGCAAAATCTAATGATCAGATACTGAGACTTGCAGAGCTTCTTGCAAAAGAGGAACAGGGATCAGTTGACATGAATGATATCTTTAGCAAGATCGATGAGGGGTAATGGCTAAGTCTGAGATTTTAAGCGGATTTGAGAGAAGCACTGGCCCAACTTTACCTAGTGAGCCAACAAAGTCTACGAGAGTGTTCTATTCGGCTGTTGTTATAGATTTTATATCAAATCCAGCTGAGTATATGACAAAGGAGATAGATGATTGGCCAGAATCTGGCCTTCCTGCAGTAGTCACTACATCTTTATCAAGCACAGAAGTTTCAGAGCTAGAGGAGGGAACAGTTGAGACTGCCCTCACGACAAATAGTGCCTCATCAATTTCAAATAGTGCTCTCATTAAAAAGCTACCAAGAAATTGCATAATAGCTCAAGTGGTCTCCGACGGCGGCTCAAAGAGAAGCAATCCTGAGATATTTTATCCGTTTTTCTCTCCTCATCTTTGCATGCCAGTCAATGCTGGTGAGCAGGTATGGATAATATATGAGAGTTCTGGATCAAAGACCTCTATGGGATATTGGATATGTAGAAAACCAACAGATCTTCAGGTCGATGACTTAAATTATACACATAATGATAGGACAACACTGAATCTATCTATATCTGGTGAAGACCAATCTGCAAAGACAACTTTTGAGGGTGAGAGCCTTGAGGCTGTAAATCCCTTCAGTTTCCCCCTAGGGGGAAATGGGAATACAGCCAACAATACTCTCACTGGCGCAAGCCCATATAATGACATAATTGAAAGAGCTATGTCATATCAGAATCAGTTTGTAGGTGAGACTGTTCCAAGATTTAGCAAGAGAGCAGCTGATCTTGTCTTGCAAGGGTCAAATAATACGCTCATATCTTTAGGGCAGGATCGAGGGTGGGCTTCAACTTATGAAGATGGGCAAGTTCTCGGAGGTGTCTCTGTCTTGGAGCCAACTGTTGGAGGTTCTGCTATAACTGGTGCAGGAACAATTGACATAGTTGCTGGCAGAGGGCAAGAAGATTCTGAAATTCAACCTCCAGACGGAGAGTCAGACACAACGGCTGTCTCAGAGGTGGGTGAGGCAATCAGAGGCCTCTTAGAGGACATAACGTATGATGAGACTGATAAGGCACCGCAGGTCAGCGGAACCGACTCAAATGTAAATGAGGGAGATCCAGATTTTATTAATGATCTCTCAAGAGTTTACGTGTCAATGCTTACAAACGCAGACCAGAATTTTGAAATAGAGATAGCTGGTATGGATGCATCAGAAGAGGGGCCAGCAATTGTCCTAAAGTCGAGCCAGGTTAGACTGTTAGCTAGAGATGATCTTAAGATTCATGTTGGAGAGGTCGACACAGGAGCATCTGTCGTAATAAAATCAGACGGAAACATAGTATTTATTCCCGGAGAAGAGGGCGTAATTAAGCTGGGCGGTGACGACGCTGATCTTGCAATTCTTACGTCGGGACTCCCGGCAACCAACACATCAGGAGAGATCACCCACGACTTCATAGTCGACAGCACAGGTGGCACGATTGCAAGGGCAGGAGGCCGAACAGGGTCATGGGCAACAAAGGTTTTGATTAAGTAAGATGGGACTGATAACTGAGCTATATGGATCTGACTGGAAAGACATAGACAGTGAAGTCAATCAGAACTTCATAGCCGGTGTAAGAGCTGCTCTTGGAGGCGCTGAATTTAGCGCTGAGCTTGGCATCACCTTTCCTCCTACGATCGGAGGATGTGTAGATATTGACTTCGGCGGAGCACTTGAGGCAGGTGCAAGTGCTGAGCTAGTTGAAGCCTTTGACTATGCACTCGGCTTGGATGATCCTTCAGACTTTGAAAAGAATTGGGTTACGGGTGTATTTGGCATGACCCTATCTGTAATAGATTCACTACCCATGGGACCGATGCCTCCGCCCTGGTTATTCCCAGACCCATCAGCCTCAATAGATTTAAGCTATTTTGATGTTGGGTGTCTAGAGCTTCCTGAGTTTATGGCGTGCTTTATAAAGGCAATACCAGTGCTCGGCGTAGGCGAAGACTGTGTGTGCGACTGGCTCACTGGGGAACCATCAGCAGAGATTCAGGCGTGGATGGATGAAGAGGGGTATGATAATTTTTGTGATTTCTTTATAGACATTGTTCTTCCAAGCTTTTTCCCAATTGATATACCGTGGCCACCAGACATATCTCTTCCGTTTGAGTTCCCGCCAGACTGGTGTGCTTTATTCTTTCCGCCTGAGGTGGACTGTGACTGGGACTGGGATCTAATATGGGACATTAGCATCATGTTTGTTTTTGAGTGGGCAATCACATGGGTGTTTGATTTTGTCTTTAACCTTCCAACCATAGCTTTAGACTTAGGCGGTTGCATAATAGATTCTGGGTTTGACCCCTGTGAGATTGTTAACTGTGTNGTAGATACAATAGTTGAGCTGATGCAAATCGATGCTCTNCTTGAANCNCAGGTTCCAACAATCTCACTCACGCTGGTAGCTACACTTGCAGTATATGTTCAGATGATCAGTATCTTTCTTATTCAGCTGGTTATAGGGTTTATATTTGGTGTCGGTCTTATTGCTGGCTGCCTCGGAGAATTTTTGGGACTACCCACGGAATGATAATCATGTAAATTGAGTTGTGGTAAGTTTATCTTTCTTAATATTTAATAATGATAGGAGGGCATAGTGGCTGAAATAAGCTTTAAAAGCTCTGGAATAAAGGTATCAGACCCGAGACTTCGAAAGAAGATAGATTTGCCCCCAGTTGGTATAAAAACACCTGTTGAGATTGGAACTGGTAGATCAGGAATTTTTCAGATGCATTTTGATCCCATATCTCAAATAGATGACAATTTAAAAAATCTTATTTTGACTAATAAGGGTGAGAGACTTGGAAACTACTCTTATGGTGCTGATTTGAAGCGACTGACAACTGAGCTAACATCAGTGGAAAATTTTGATTCACTTGCAATGTCTAAGATAAGAGATGCGGTTAAAAAATCTATGCCGTTTGTTGAGCTAGATTCTTTTCAATCTTCATCTGATAAGTCAATAGATAAAGGTGTATCTCAAAAAGGATCTATAACAAAGATAGACATCATTGTAAGATATGGAGTTCCTCAGCTTAAAGTCACAGGAAGAGTCATATCAGTTTCATTATATTGCATAGGTTAAAAATATGTCCAAGAAAAATTTAGTTAAAAGTATAAGAGGAAATCAGAGATCATATCTCAATAAAGATTTTAATTCTCTTAAAGCAGATCTAGTAGAGTATGGCAAGACATATTTCTCAGATCAGATATCAGACTTTTCACAAAATGGTTTGGCTGGAATGTTTATTGAGATGAATGCATATATTGGTGATGTTATGGCATATTATCTAGATCATCAATATAATGAGCTTAATATATTGACTGCAGTTGAAAGTTCAAATATTGAGAGACTGGTAAAAACGGCTGGTGTTAAGATACGGGGAGCTTCACCTTCAACAGTTTTTGTAAACTTCTACATAGAGGTAGATTCTGCATTTGTAAATAGTGAATATCTACCTGACAAGACACAGTTGCCTATAATAAAGATGGGAACTACTCTAACATCGACGTCAGGGATAAAATTTGAGCTATTACAGGATCTTAATTTTAGAGAAGAAAATAGTCAAGGAAGTATTAAGGCAGAATACAAGACAATGAAAACAGACTCTGATGGAAATCCTTCAACGTTTTCATTAAAGCTTCGAGGTTTTTGCACATCAGGGTTATCATCGACAGATACTTTTACTGTGCCAGATGCTTTTAAACCATTTAGAACGTTTTCACTTAAGAGCGGAAATGTTTCAGAGATAACATCAGTTATTGATTCAGATGGTAACGAGTATTATGAGGTTGATTCATTATCACAAGATACAGTTTTTAAAAGAGTATCCAATACTCTTAAAGACTCTGATCTGGTTACAGAAAATATGTCCGTGGTTCCTGCTCCATATAGATATACAACTTCAACTAGTAGGAATACTGGATTAACAACTCTAAGATTTGGAGGCGGCAGCGCAGAATCAACAGATGACGATATTATGCCAGACCCAAGTGAAATAGCAATTTCTTTATACGGAAAGAAAAAGACAATATCAAGGCTGACTCTTGATCCAAATAGCTTATTAAAGACAAGAACTCTTGGAATATCTCCTAGAAATACTACGATAACTATATCATACAAGGCTGGAGGAGGTCTCTCACACAATGTCAAAGAGGGCTCAATAACGTCTGTGGCTAGTTTATTGTCAAAATTTTCATCAGGAACTAAATCATCTACGATATCAAAAGTAAGATCATCACTAGAGATTTCAAATGACATGCAAGCAAAAGGGGGAGAATCTCCTTTAACNCTAAATGAATTAAAATCAACTGTATTATCTTTTCAAAATTCACAATCAAGAATTGTGACAAAGGCGGATCTCATAGCTAGAGTTTATACAATGCCATCCAATTTTGGAAGAGTATTTAGGGCTGGAGTTAGAGAGCACCCTAATAATCCTTTAGCTTCCATACTAAACATAATAAGCAGAGATACAGACGGAACTTTAATTATATCTCCAGATAATCTTAAGACAAATCTTACAACGTATCTTAATGAGTTTAGACTCATATCAGACGCAATTGATATAGTAGATTCAAGTATTGTTAATATAAGAATATTTTATGGAGTTAGAATAGATGAGGTTTCAAATTCATCATTAGTTCTTCAAAAGGTAAATTCTTATATTAGCTCATATATGAGTATTGATAATTTTCAAATAGATCAATCTCTTTCGACATCAGACATTGTTAATATTATATTAAATACTGAAGGAGTTGTTGGTCTTGTAAGTTTTAAAATTGATTGTCTCACGGGTGAGCTAGATGGTAGAACCTATAGTGATACATCATTTAACATATCAGCAAATACTGATAGAGGTATAATTGTACCGCCACCTGGATCCATATTTGAATTAAAATATCCCAATGATGATATCATCGGACAGGCGAGATAATAATGTATAGAATATTAACAGCAAGTAGCGACACATACATCACAAACAAGATATTAAATAATAGCTTTAGAGTGACAGATGCAAATGTTGGGCAGGCTGCAACTATTGATTTATTTAAGCTATATTCTGAGTCAACGTCTGGATCTGATGTATCTCCGATTGAGATTAGCAGGGCACTTGTTAAGTTTAATCTTGATCCTTTGAGACAGCTAACTGGTTCAATTCTCGATATATCAAGCTCTAATTCTTCTTTTAAGTGTACTCTTGAAATGAAAGATGTGTATGGTGGGCAAACTTGTCCGTCTAATTTTAAGATGATAGTATTTCCACTCTCTAGATCATTTGACGAAGGAATGGGAAGAGATATTGTTACATTTGCTGATTTAGACTCGTCCAATTTTATAACTGCATCAGCATCTGGAGACACTGCGGTTGCGTGGAATATGTCTGGTGCGAATCGTGAGGGATTGCTGGGATCTGATAATCTTGATGTGATATCAAGTGGCAATCTTAATGATGGAAATGGCGTGGTAAATCTGTGGAAAGATCAAACATTTTCTACAGGTGAAGAAAATTTATCTGTAGATGTGACAACTATAGTCTCTGCGACTCTAAAAAATCTTATTCCAGACCACGGCTTCAGAATATCATATTCCGGATCTCAAGAAACTGACAAGAGGACAAGATTTGTTAAAAGATTTGGATCAACACAGAATTCAAATTTTTATAACAAGCCGAGACTAATTGTCCAATTTAATGACACAGTTCAAGATCATCATCAATCATTTTATTTTAACTTGTCAGGCTCGCTATTTTTAAATAATTTTCACAGAGGATCACCATCCAATATACTTTCTGGTGCGTCAGCTACAGAAATAAATGGAGAAAATTCTATAATTCTAAAACTTAAAAGCGGATCAAAATCAAGAGGAACATATTTTGAGAAAATAATAACAGGCTCTCAGCATAAGTTCGGTCAGAATTTTGTAACAGGGGTATACTCTGCTTCATTTTCATTATCTCAGTTTACAGGATCAAATAGTGGTGAAATTAGATTTGGTGGATCACTGGCGAATGAGATTAAAAATGCAGGATCTGCTACATTTACAGAGATATGGTCATCTTTAGATGACACGATTGGATTTTTAACAGGAAGCATCGTTGTCAATTCAGTGAATAGAACGTCTTTTGCAAATAGTTCTCCGAGAATATTAATAACTGTAACAAATATGCAAGATGAATATAGGAAGAATGATAAGGTTAAATTTACTGTATTTGCTGAAAATATAGACAGACCAATAAAGTACAAGAAGCTACCTTTTGTAACAAAGAGTCAAATATTTACATCACTATACTATCGAATAAGAGATGTTGAAAATGACAAGATTATTATTCCATTCGATAAGTCCAACAATAGCACATTATGCTCAACAGATTCAGATGGAATGTATTTTGAGATATATATGGACTCTATTCCGCGCGGCGTTCTTTGTACGATAGACTTTTTACTAAGTGATGCCGGTGTGGATCAAATTTTTGCTGATGTGTCGTCTAGATTTAAGGTATCCTAAGGATTTTGAATGGCTAAGAAAAGAAAAATAGTCGGAGGAGTACCTCAATCACCTCAGTTATTTAGATCAACTAGGTCACGCGGTGTAATGGGTCAAGGTATTGAGTCTACTAGTACTACTCTTTCATCTTTAAAAGATACCAATATATTAAGCACGTCATCGTTTAGATATGAAGATCCGGGAAACGGACTTAAATCGACTCAAGAAATATCTCTTGATTGGGAAAAATTTGAAAATCACACCTTTTTCAACTCAGCACAGTCAAAAGTCAACGTAGCAATTCACAGGATAATAAATGAATATCCGTTTGATGGAACTAGAAAGCAAGTTGAGGCTTTCGAAGATTCACTAACCGGATATGAAAAATATATCTTAGATATTTTTCCAAAAAATAATGGATATCTAATATTTTCAGGTACGTCGACAACTGAGAATCCTGAAGGGGGATACAGTTCAGGTCTGGGAACAAGAATATCAGTTATTGACAGTGCGGGATCACAATTTCCTGATTTCTCAAGAGATAGAACAGGAAAATCAATAATAAATTTTGGTGAAAATCCATTCTCTTTTGAGATGATGATTTATGTTCCACCTATTGAGAATCATAATCAGATAATTTGTCAAAAGAGAGATGATTCGTCACGAGCAATTACACTAGCATTGTCAAAATCTAATAATACAAATTCAGTTCCATTGCTTTTCTCTATATCATCAGGATCTGCAAAATTATTAGTTAGCTCGTCTATTGAAAAAGGAAAGTTTTCACATATCTGTGCAACATATGATAAAGGATCTACAGACTCTCTCAAGCTTTTTCTAAGTCAGACACTTGTTGCAACATCTTCAGCAGAATATGGATTTGAAAGTCTTTCTTTTTCAGATTCAAATTTTATAATAGGGTCTGGATCATCAGTTGTTGCAGGTGATGACATAAGCAAACTCTTTCTCTCAGAAACAGATAGTTTAGTATTTTCTCCTAATCACACATTTTCAGGATCAATTGATGAGGTGAGAATATTTCATTCAACTAGAACTATAGAAGATCAGAAGAAATATTCAAGAAGAATAATATACCCTGATGATGATTTGAAATTATATTTTAAATTTAACGAACCGTCAGGATCTTACGATGGAAATAATGTTGTATTAGATAGTTCTGGAAACTCACTTCACTCTAGAATTTCAAATTATAATATAGCATTAAGAAATACAGGATCTGGTGAACCTGGCAATCCAATGAACGGAGAGAGTCCATATACATCTCCCGTTTTATTTCCTGACTTTTATCTTATTACAAATCTTAATACAAGACTATTATCATCTGCAAGTGATTATGATGCTGTAAATCCTAATCTTATAACTAGACTATTTCCTTACCACTATCTTCTAGAGGGTCAGTCACAACAAGGATTTGCAACAGAGGAGGGTCAGATTGCTAATGCTATCTACGGAAATTCTATACCTGGATCTGCAAAACTTGGAAGTGCTCAAAATTTAACTGCATTTATGTTAATGTGGGCAAAATTTTATGACGAGATGAAGATCTTTATTGATCACATGTCAAACGTTCTTCACGTAAGCTATGATGATGAGGAGTCTGTTGCAAGAAAGCTATTGCCATTTGTTGCACAGTATTATGGAATAGAGCTACCAAGCATATTTCCAAACGCACCCATTGATCAATTTATTAGAGGTGAAGATATTGAGGGAACTTTCACAACTTCTCTGAATTCATTACAATTTGTTCAAACTGAGATGTGGAAGAGGATACTGATAAACTATAATGACGTAAGGGTGTCAAAGGGGACTATTCACAGTATAAAATCTCTAATAAGATCAGCTGGTATAAATCCAGACAACCTTATGGCAATTAGAGAATATGGAGGCCCGACAAAAAGGTCTTTGGATGGAAGGAGAGAGACTAAGGTCGAGGTGGCAAGCTCTTTAGATTTCTCTGGAAGTAACGCGATAGTGCCAGCAGGAACACTTAATGCTCACGGTTTTTCCAGCAAGTTTCCCCACGTAGTCTCAAATTTCCTGTCAGGGTCAAGAGTCGAGATAGGATTTCCAGATGCTGCACCGTTTATTCATGCAACATCAAGCATGACTGTTAATAATTTAATAGACTTTTCAGATGGAAAAGTATTAAATGTAACAGACGACAATGGAAAAATTGTTACATTTGAATTTGACAATGACGGATCAGTTACTGCTGACAATGTTCCTATTCCTATAATGGGAGGAGCAGCACTTCAGGCTCTAAGAATACTTCAAAAAATTACAGGAAGCTTTAGTGGGTCTATAGCTGGATCGCGCCCTGGGCTTGGCACAGAAATAACATTACGAAATGCTGACAACAGGAGAAAGAGTCTGGGTAATACTCCATTAAGTTCAACAGTTGCGGCTAGTAGTTTATCATTGGATGGATTTAATAGCGGATCAGGGTTTATCCGGCAAGACACAACTGAATATGGTATTCATGGAATATCTACAGATCCATCAGATGGACTCTTTACCTCTGGATCATTTACTTATGAGGCAACATATCAATTCCCTAGAAAGCGTAGAATAAAGTATGGAAAATATCAAAGCCTTATAAGGCTTCAAATATCAGCTAGTAATACAGGATCTAAGTCAGAGTTATCAAAAGGTATACATTATGCTAATTTGCTCATTGTCTCAGGAACAGAAAATAGCTTGACGTCAAGTGGATCAACGCTAAGGCTTTACATGAGGCCAGGAAATACATCAAAAACAGTGATAGATCCGTTGCTTAGGCTTGAGTTGACAGGTGTAGATGTATTTGATGGAGATTTGTGGAATGTATCATTTGGAAGAGAGAGATCAGATGAAGAAGCTTCTATAACTTCTGGAAAATATCTAGCTGAACCTGTTTCACGGGTGGGATCAAGCTCCTATTTCTTAAGAGCAGCAAAACAGACTTATGGAAAGGTATCTTTGCTATTTACAACATCTTCATTTTTTAAGGAAGATAAAGGTGTTTCAGACCCTAGAAATGTGTTACAGGTGATTGATTCAACATATAACACATCTGGGTCTATCATGGTAATAGGTTCTCAAAGCATGGCAAACGTCTCAAGTACTGGAGCAGATGGAGCTTTTGGACGTGCATATAATAGATTTCTCATAGATCCAAATTTAGATAGCAGACCCGGTGCTGTTACAGGAGATAGGGATATAGCAAATTCAACATCGTTTTCAGGGCAAGTGTCACAGATGAGATTCTGGTCTAAGGCTTTGAGATTAGATGAGTGGAAGGAGCACGTTAGAAATTTTAAAAGTCTTGGTGTAAATAATCCTCTTGTAAATTTCAACTTTGAAAAGGCAGCGACAGGATCATTTGAAAGATTAAGAGTAGATATATCTACTGACCAGCCTGCAACAGGGTCAAATGCTTCAGGAGACATAGAGATATTTGATTTTTCACAAAATAAAATTTTCATGAGCGGTTCAGGATTTGAACCAGACAAAGCGGTAATAAAACCTGAAACATTTTACTTTAGTCATCTATCTCCTCGATTTGATCTGTCACAGACAGATAATAAGGTTAGACCTAGAAGTTTTCAAAATCCTGAGTATTTAGATGAGTACAAATATGCAACTCATGCTCCAGTATATGATGTTTTAAAAAGCGAAGAGCCTGACGACGATACGAGATTTTCAATAGAATTTTCATCTGTCAAGGCGATCGATGAGGACATCATGAACATGTTCAGTGATCTTATTTTCTTTGATAATGCTCTTGGTAGACCAAATTTACTATTTGATGACATATATCCAGACCTAGATCAAGCAAGAAAGATTTACTTTAATAGAGTTACAGAGAAGTTAAACTATGCTGTATTTTTTGAAATGTACAGATGGTTTAACTCATCTCTGGGTGATCTTGTAGAGCAGCTTATCCCAAGGAAAACAAGATTCCTTGGAATAAACTTTATAATCGAGTCTCACGTTTTAGAGAGAAATAGATTTAGATATTTATTTGATGAGATTTATTTAAAATCTCTAGCAAGAGACACTAGTAGGGGAAATCTACTTTTATCACAGATTGTAGGAAATCTTTGTAAGTATTAGGAGAGAAAATGGCAATAGCACCCTTTAAAGAGAGGCCTCGTGTCAATATAGACTATAAAAGAGAGACAATAGTAGTCTCTGGAGGCATGGATACATCAGGGTTTAATAAGTTTAGACAGGGAGTAAGTGTAAGAGATTTTTGTGATTTTGGATGCAAGCTAATACCATATATTTCTTCAAAAGGAATACCGTTTAAAGCTAATGCCAGATTTGATCATCAGATGGATATTCTTAATTTTGGACAGCCAAAATTATTTGAGGATCTTGGTCCCAAACCATCAGCAAAATTCTTACCCTTTGCTGATATAAATGACCTAAATGATCCTGTGGCATATCTTAATGATCCAGGGACTGCGATGTATCCTGAGATACTCCTTAGCCCAAACTGGATAGATCCTGGTCTAATGGATGGAATAATAGAGCCGCTATCTGTTAGACACAAGATGAGTAACGTATTAAATGATGGGCCGTTTGTTGCACATGACATCAGGGCAGATCTTATTCCGCAGATAGGGTCTCCTCTCACGTCAAGAGGTGTTGAGATTAATCCATTCATTGAATTTTACCCTCAATCAAAAAATCCCCCATACGTTGACGCACAAGATACAGCTTTAAAAAATAAAAAAAGTTTTGCTATGGCTCTACCTGGATTTGACTATCCAGAAGAAGTGAAAATTGAGCCATTTGATGATCTTGTAAATGCAAAACAGAATCCATTAATGCAGAATTTTTTTGATCAACCGTACACTGATTACTTTGGTTGCGGTATATATGGACATTATACCGCAACAGGGACTGAGATGAGAGACGGATCATATGTTGTATCTAAGGGATTCACAGGTAATCAACTTGTTCTTGGAGTTGATTCTATAGCGTTCGGAGGTCTCTTAAAGTAATGCCAAAATTATCAAGACGACCAATAGATTTAAATATTTCGTTTGCTGACTCTGACAACAATGTATACCCAGTAGAAGCAGAAGAGAGTCTTAGGCTGTGGGCTAGGATGACAGAGACTACTCCGACAAACCTAGCAGACAGAACTTCACTATCTCCAACATACGACGGAGCTCCATCGACGTCAAAGCAGCAAATTGGATTTAATTCATACGACACTGTGACATTTAGTGATACAGATGGAACCAACGCTCAGGTGACTTCAACGTCTGGGTTGCTGTCATTTAGCACGGCTGGTGATGGAGGGGCAACCAGTGCTACGACTGACCTGCCATTCTCAGTAAGCATGTGGGTTAAAATGAATTCCGTTTCGGGTGTCAATGAGTTCTTTTTTAATAAAAATGGTAGCATAGCTGGGTTTGACGTTGAGTATACAGCGTATTTGACCCCAACTGCTGGTGGAAAGATTATCTTTGCTCTTTACGACTATTATTCTGGCGGAACCAGCATTCAGACTATAACAACTACTCTGACAATTCCTAGTAACGGTTTTATTCTTGGTAAGTGGAATCATCTTGTATTCACATATGATGGTCGTGGAGGCGATGGCTCATCATCAGCTACAGCGAGCCAGGGAATGGAGATGTACATCAATGGTAGCTCTGTCCTCGGCGGAACTACGGCTGCAGGGTCCGGAGGCTATTATGGAATGGAGCCAGGGTATAGCAACCCTCTGTATATAGGAGCAGCAGAAAATGCAACAGAGGAGCTTACATCTGACGTTGCTGAGTTTGCCGTGTGGGGACTTGAGCTCTCCGGAGGTGCGGTGTTGGCGTTATATAATGCAACTAGAACAATGTTTTATGATCTTATATCTGGCTACGTAAATAACCCCATCAGAACAGTTTTAAATAGCAGAGATAATGCTACTGGATCTTATCCGTCAATATTGAGAACAACTGGTTTTGAGATATCAAATCCCACAGATCCATTTAATGATACACGCACCATTAACTTTTTAACATCATCAGATATAACATATCCGTTTGTTCTTGATACTGGCGATACCGCAAGGTATAAAAATAACTGGGTATCAACACCAAATTTTATTACCGGTCTAGCTGGTGTCCCAGGAATAGTGAAACCATTTGTATCTGATCAGGGACTATCACGTTCTGTGCACCAGGCAGGAGAATATGTTCCCTTCGATGAGTCTCGAATATATATCGGAGATTCTCAATTCTATCTGACTGGAACAGATCGGTCTGTCGTTCCTGGGTTTAGGTCACCCCTAGACGACAAGGTTCAGATAAAGATAGATCTTACAAACAATGCACCGCAGATGATGAGCAGATATATGACTCGTGGCATGTCGGGCGATTTTAGCCAGGGGACAAACGGATACAACCCAGTATTCACTGGTCTAAATTTTACTGGAATGAGATATTATAATTTCGATTCAGCTTTGTGGGATCAGGTGGGCTACGAAGATCCCGGGACAGGTGAGGCGATCACTCAGACGTCATGGTTTACCGTGGAGGGAGGCGACGG